CCGAGCGGGAAGGCCAGCTGTTGTCGTTGGAGGATTTCCAGCGCGAGTTGCAGCGCCCGCTGAGTCGGCTTCGCGCCCGGCTGCTCTCGATGCCGAGTAAGTGGGCGCCGACGCTGGTGGGCTGCCGCACGACCCAGGAAGCGCACCTCCGCCTTGAGGCGGCGGTGAACGAAGCGATGGAGGCCATGCGGGATGAACTCGCCGACGAGTCTGGCGCGGCCGTCGACGGCGGAAGCGATTCGCCGCGCCCGCGCCGCCGTCCAGAAGGTCGTCAACTCGGAGCTCGCCCCCGCCCCACGGGTCACCGTTAGCGAGTGGGCGGACCGCTACCGCGTCCTCTCGGCGGTGGCGTCGGCAGAGCCGGGGCGATGGCGCACCGACCGTGCCCCCTACCAACGCGGCATCATGGACGCCTGCTCGGATCCTCTGATCGAGCAAGTGGTCGTGATGAGTGCGGCGCAAGTGGGGAAAACCGAAGTCATCAACAATCTCATCGGCTTCTATGTCGACCAGGATCCCGCCCCGATCTTGGTGGTGATGCCGACCCTTGAGATGGCGCGCAGCTGGTCGACGGATCGCCTCGCGCCTATGCTTATGGAATCGCCACGGCTGAGCGGCAAGGTAGAGGAGCCGCGGACGCGCGATTCGGGGAATACGATCCTCCACAAGCGGTTTCCCGGGGGTCACCTGACCGTCGTGGGAGCCAATTCAGCTTCTGGCCTGTCGTCGCGGCCGATTCGGGTGGTCCTGTGTGATGAGGTGGATCGCTACCCGCCGTCAGCCGGCACCGAAGGCGATGCGATCGCGCTCGCCTATCGGCGGACGGCGACCTTCTGGAATCGCAAACTGATCCTCACGAGCACCCCAAGTATCAAGGGATTATCACGGATCGAGCAGGCGTGGCTGCAATCCGATCAACGCCGGTTCCATGTGCCCTGTCCAGCATGCCATGCGGATCAACTCCTATCGTGGGGCGCGCCGGATGCGCCCTTCGGGCTCAAGTGGGAAAGCGGACGGCCAGAAACGGCGGCCTATCTCTGCGCTGCGTGTGGGGTGCTGATCGATGAAGCGGATAAATACGGCATGCTGGCCGCGGGTCGCTGGGTCGCGGGGGTGATAGGGCAGCAGCGGATTGCTGGCTTTCACCTCAACGCCCTGTATTCCCCGTGGACCCGGTGGGCCGATCTGGCGCGCCAGTTTCTGGAGGCGAAACCCTATCGCGAAACCCTGAAGACGTTCGTCAACACCGTGTTCGGCGAACCGTGGGAGGAGGAGGGCGAGCAGCTCAACCCGGCGAGCCTCACGGATCGGCGGGAAGAGTATCGGGCGATCGTTCCGGCGGGCGTGGCGCTCCTCACCGCCGGCGTCGACGTCCAAGGCGATCGCCTCGAGGTGCTCGTGAACGGCTGGGGCCAGGGTGAGGAATCCTGGCGTATTCACTACGAACAACTGTTCGGGGACCCAGGCCGTGAGGATGTCTGGCAGCGGTTAGATCACGTGTTGGCGAACAGCTACAAGCATGAGACCGGGGCCGACATTCGGATTCGGAGTGCGTGCATCGACGCTATGGGCGGCCACACGGAAATGGTCTATCGGTTCACGGCTGCGCGGAAAGCGCGCAACATCTGGGCGGTGCGAGGGGCCACGAAACCTGGCCAGGCGTTGCTCGGGCGGCCGTCGAAACCCAATAAGTTCGGCGCTAAGCTACTGCCGATCGGGACAGAGACGGGGAAGGACATTCTCTTTTCCCGGTTGCGGATTCTCCAAGCCGGGCCTGGCTATCTGCATTTTCCTCACTGGTTGGATGCCGAGTATTTCGCCCAGCTCACGGCCGAGAAGGCCATCACGCGGTACGTGAAAGGCCGACCCGTCCGCTCCTATGAGAAGACGCGTCCACGGAATGAAGCGCTGGACTTGGAAGTATACGCCCTCGCCGCGCTCGCCCTGCTCGGGACCGGCACGCGCAATCGACTGGGGACGTTGGCGGCCGGCATCGCGCCGCCGAAACCTCCGCCTGATGAGTCTGGCCCCGCGTCCGCTGCGTCCATCATCCGACGTGTGCCGCCCCGGGGTGGGGGCTGGGTCAACCGTTGGCGCTAATCGCCGCGACGACTATGTTGTGACGCATGGCCTTTACGATTCCCACCACCGAACCGATCGTGCTCATGGCGGGCGTCGACTGGCATTGGACCATCCAACTGTCTGACTTCCCCGCGAGCGAGGGCTGGACGCTCACCTACTACTTCCGCGGGCCCTCCACGCTCGATATCGTCGCGACGCGCGTCGGCACGACGGACGTCTATGACGTGAAGGCCACGGCCGCGCAGACGGCGGCTCTGCTTCCGGGTCGCTATTCCTGGCAAGGGATCGTCGTCAGCGGTGCCGAGAAACACGTGGCGCGCCCCATCGCGGACGATTCCGGTGATCCCGAGACCCTGGGGGAGCTCACGGTCCTGCAGAACATCGCCACGGCCGTCGCGGGCGACTATCAGAGCCACGCCGAAAAGACGCTCGCGGCGATCGAGACCGAGATTTACAACCGTGTGAACAACCTCAAGTCGATCGAGACCTATGTCGTCGCCGGCCGCCAGGTCGCCAAGATCCCGTTCGAAAAGCTTGTGCGGTTGCGGAGCGTGTACCAGGCGATGGTCCGGCGGGAGCGGAACCCGGGCACCATCGGCACCGACGTCGCGGTGAGCTTTGGCCAGCCGACCTAGCCCCCTCACCCGCGCGAAGCAGGCCTGGCGGCGCAGTCGCGGCCAGTCCCTCCTGACGCGCGCGCTCTCCACGTTCGGGGGTCTGTTCGGGTCACCGGCGGCGTCCGGCTATGCCGGCGGTCGGCTCACCCGGTTGTCGCAGGACTGGGTGATGCTGCCACTCTCTGCGGATCAGGAGCTACGGTGGAATCTGCGGGCACTCCGCGCGCGCGCGCGCGAGCTCGTCCGCGATACGCCGCTCGCCAAACGGTTTATCCACTTGATCGCCCAGAACATCGTCGGGCCCCACGGGGTGCAACTGCAGGCCCGCGTCACGACGCTGCAGGGCGATCCACATGAGGGCGTGAATGCGGCACTCGAGCACGAGTGGCGGCTCTGGGGGCGGGCCGGGACGTGCACCGTCGACGGTCGGTTCGACTTCGCCGAACTCCAGCGGCTGGTGATGAAAACCGTCGCGCAGGACGGCGAGTGTATCATCCGGATGATCCGGGGCTTCGACAATCCCTGGGCGTTCGCCCTGCAGCTGATCGATGCCGATCAATTGGACCACATGTACAACCGACCGGGGAACGCGACTGCGGGGGAGAATGAGATCCGTCTCGGTGTGGAGCTCGATCAGTGGCGCCGGCCCATCGCCTACCATCTGTGGAGCGGGCACCCGTCGGAGTACGAATACGAGCAGTCGCGCGAGCGGGTCCGCGTGCCGGCGCGCGAGATCATCCACCTCTACGTCAACCATCGCGTGGGGCAGACCCGCGGGGTCACCTGGTTCCACCCCGTGCTCCTGCAGCTGAAGATGCTCGACGGGTACCACGAGGCCGAACTCGTCGCTGCCCGCACCGCGGCCGCGAAGTTCTGGACGATCGAGACATCGACCGACGACGGCTATCAGGCGCCGATCGCCGGCGAGAAGGTCGAGATGGAGGTCGAGCCCGGGATGCTGACGGAGCTCGACCCGGGCAAAAAGATCGTCGCGCTCGATCCCCAGCATCCCACGCAGGCGTTCGAGCAGTTCACGAAGGCGATCTTGAAGGGCGTGTCGGCCGGATTGGGCGTGACGTACGCGGACCTCGCGGGCGATCTGGCGGAAGCGAACTACGCGAACCAGCGCACCGGGCTGCTGGCCGCGCGCGACGAGTACCGCGCGCTCCAGCAGTGGCTGATCGAGCACTTCCACCGGCCGGTCTATGAGGCCTGGCTCTCCATGGCCATTCTCGCCGGGCGGGTGAAGCCGGGCATGAGGGATCCCGCAGGCTTGCAGGAGGTCGCTTGGGTGGCGCGCGGGTTTGACTGGGTGGATCCGCTCAACGACCTGCGGGCGACGGCCTTGGAGATCGATTACGGCCTGACCAGCCGGACCCAGGTGACCCGCGAGCGGGGCCAGAATCTCGCGCAGATCTTCGAGGAACTCGCGTCGGAGCAGAAGCTGGCCAAGGAGAACGAGATTACCCTGGCGCCGGAGGCGGTGAAGCCCACGTCGAAGGCGCCCACGGAGTCGAACCCCGCCCCAGGCATCGAGGGCGGGAACGGGAACGGAGGGGGGCGCGCCGCCGTGCTCGATCACTTGCGCCGCTGACCGCCGGTTCCTATCATACGCCAGCAGGCGAGCGCCCGGTGCGGGCCAGAGATCACTCTCTGGCCCGCTTGTCTTTTCTGGGGAGATCCATGGCGGAAGCGAAGCCGAAACCGGCGGACGAGGCCTCGACGGCGAAGCTGCTGCTCCGCCGCTTCGAGATCGACGCACGCGCCGTCGGCGACGACGGGACGATCGCCGTCTCCCTCTCCTCCGAGACCCCGGTGCCGCGGTGGGATGGGCTGGAGATTCTGGACCACTCCACCGACGCGATCGACATGTCGCGCGCGAAGCGCGGTCTCCCACTTCTCCTCGATCACTCGAGCCGGCAGCAGATCGGGCGGATCGAAAACATCGCGGTCAAGGACAAGAAGCTCCGCGGCACGCTCCGGTTCTCGAAGAGCGCCGACGCGCAGGACGTCAAGCAGGACGTGCTGGATGGGATTCGCCAGGAAGTCTCGATCGGCTACATGGTGCTGTCCCGCCAGCTCGAATCGCAAGAAGGTAACGAGAGCACCTATCGTGTGACGCGGTGGATGCCGATGGAAGGTTCGCTCGTGGCCGTGCCCGCGGATGAAACCGTGGGCGTCGGCCGGAGTCATCCCGAAGTTCCAGCGCCGGCATCGCCGGCACCAACACCAGAGGTTCCTGCTATGCCGCCCGAAGCTCCCGCTCCTGCAGCTCCCGCCGCCCCCGCGCCGGCGGCCGTGGCGCCGAAAGTGACCGGCGGCGACGATCGCGAGCAGGCCGAGCGCCAGCGGGTGCGGTCGATCACCGCCCTCGCGCGCGAGCACAAGATCGACGCCGCGACCCTCGACAAATGGGTCGAGGAGGGGGTTTCGATCGACAGCGCGCGGACCGCCGTCCTCGACAAGATCAAAGCCGACGCGGCCGCGAACCCGGTCCGGACGGGGACGATGGAACACCTGGGCGTGTCCGAGCGCGAGCGCAAGGCCTACTCGCTGACGCGCGCGATCCTGGGGGCGGCGGACGATTGGGCCGAGGACAGCGTCGAGCGCCAGGTGCATTTCGCCCTGCGCAAGCAACAGCGGGCGCAGGGGTATACGCCGCAGGGCAATCTGGCCGTGCCCCTCGACATGCCGATGGCGATGCGCGCCGGCCTCGACTCGAAAACGACGTCAGCCGGTCTCGAGCTCAAGTTCATCGAGCCGGGCAGCTTCATCGAGCTGCTCCGCAACTCGACGAAGGTGCTGAGCCTCGGGGCGACGTACATGCCGGGGCTGCAAGGTAACGTGGCGTTCCCCCGGCAGACTGGGGCGGGCACGTTCACCTGGGTGGCGGAAAACCCGGGCTCGGATGTGGCCGAGTCGAACGTCGCGCTCGATCAGGTCACGATCTCCCCGAAGCTGGGGCAGTCGACCAGCTCCTACTCCCGGAACCTGCTCACGCAGGCCGTGGTGGATGTCGAGCAGATGGTGCGACAGGACCTGGCGCTCATCACCGCGATCGCGATCGATCTCGCCTCCATCGCAGGCACGGCCGCGTCGAATCAGCCCCGGGGCATCCTCTCGCAGACCGGCGTCGGGTCGGTGACGATCGGCGCCAACGGGGGCACCATCAGCTGGAACAACCTCATCGATCTCATCGCCGTGGTCGAGAAGGCGAATGCCCTGCGCGGCAAGCCCGCCTTCCTGACCAATCCGCAGCAGAAGGGCCAGATGTCGAAGATCGCGCAGATCTCGGCGGCGACCGGGATCCCGGTCTGGTTCCAGGGCGAGGTGGCGGGCTATCGCGCCGAGGCCTCGACGAACGTGCCGTCCAATCTGACGAAAGGCACGAGCACGACGATCTGCTCGGCCATCATCTTCGGTAACTGGCAGGAGTTGCTCATCGGCCAGTGGAACGCGCTCGACATCATCGTCGATCCCTACCGGCTGAAGAAGCAGGGGATGATCGAGCTCACGTCCTACGTCTCGCTCGACATCGCAGTCCGGCACGGGGCGAGCTTCGCGGCGATCGTCGACGCGTTGTAAGTGCGGATCAAAATGCTGATGGGGGTCCGGGTCGAAGGCGAGATCTGGAATGAAGGCGAGGAGCACGACGCGCCGGTCGGCCTCGCCCGCCTCTTCATCGCGAGTAATCAGGCCGTCGCGCTCGATCCGCTGCCGGCCGCGCCGCCGCTCACGACGAACAACGAACCCGTGATCGAGCATCGGGACCCGCGGCGGAAGCGGTAGATGCTCGGGAGCGGCGATCTCGACGCGCTGCTCGCGGATTCGGGCGACACGATCACGTATAGCGGCACGACGGTGAATGGCTGGTTCGATGCGCAGGAGCTGCTGGAGCCGGATCCAAGCGGAATGCTGGTGGCGACGGGGCGCAAGGCATGCTGGATCCGGACCGGCGCGCTGACGGTGCCGATTGAGGCCTCGGTGACGATCAATGGCACCGGGTATGTCGTGCGGGATACGCAACTCGTCCCGCCGGACGGCGCCTTCACGAAGCTGATCGTGACGTGATCCTGCAGACGATCGAGCGGATCGCGACCTGGCTGGGGAACGGGTCATACGGCGTCAATGCGCTGCTGCCGAGCGTGCCGCGGATCAGCCCGGACACCCAGCCGGCGAACGTCGCGATCCTCGACGAACGCCAGCACGGCTCGGCGACGCGAGGCCAGTTCAAGCGGGATCAGACGTTTCCCGTGCTGGTGGTGCAGTTGGCGCAGGATATCGAGTTCGACACGCGCCTCGAGCAGGCCGTCCGGGATGCGCCGAGCCTGCCGATCATGATCAGCTACGCGGTGAAGAATGCGGATTCGGCGGCGGCGGGGCGGTCGACGTACTACACGCTGGTGGCGGTGGAGCAGAGTCTGCGTCGCTTGTTCACGAACGGGACCCAGAGCGATCGGACCCAGGGGAGCGTGAGCCTCGTGAAGGTCGTGGGCATTCGGCAGGTCAAGCTGTTCACGCCGTTGGGGGATGCGATGGAGACGGCCGCGATCATCGCGAGCTACTACGTGCGCGACGCGAGTCCATGACCCCCCCGCGGAAACCGCCTGCTCCCGAGAAGCCGCTGCCGACGCATGGCGGCCGCTACGTCACCGACGCGGAGGGCAACCACGTGCCGCTCGAGCCGCTGCCCGCGCCAATCGAGCCGAAGGTCGAGGAATAGCCCATGCCCGTCCTGACCAAAGCGATCTCCTCGCTCTTCATCAAGCCCGAGACGACCGAGGGCACGGATGCGGTGCCCACGGGGGCCAACGCCCTCCAGCTGATCGAGCATGCCACCTTTTCGTTCGGCCACGAGATTCAGAATCCGCAGACGGACCTCGAGAACCAGCTCCTCGACGAAGCCTTCCCGGTTGCGCCTGCAGGGAAATGGGCCGAAGTCACCGGCAAGGTCTGGATTCGCGGCCTCGGCTCCGCCTACAATGGCTCGACCGCGATCCCGGAAATCGACGCGATCCTGCAGGCGATGGGGTTGGCGGTCTCCGGCACCACGACGATGCTGTATGATACGGCCTCGACGGGCACGAAGTCGGTCACCGTGTATGGGTTCCGCGGCACCGACACCGGCGTGTTCGTCAAGTATCCGATCCTCGGGGCGCGCTGCAGCAAGGCGACATTCCGCTTCCCCGCGGGCAAGCCGGCCGAGTTGGACTTCACGCTGCGCGGGCTCTTCGTGCAGCCGTCGGATGCGAGCGCGATCACGCCGACCTATCAGACGAGCGTCCCGCCCCTGTTCGCCGCGGCGAACTCGTGGTCCCTCGGCTCGCTGACGGGCGCGGTCCTGCGCGATGCCGAAGTCTCACTCGAGTTGCCCCTCGTGCCCCAGCTCTCGGGCAACGTGGTCGACGCGCTGGCAGGCTATAAGCCGCGCGCCCGCAAGGCCACCTTCGCCGCGCGCTTCGAGGCGGCTCGCATCGCCGATTACGACATGTTCACGGCCTGGAAAACGGCGCCGCAGAATGCCCTCTCCATCGCGCTCGGCTCGGCGGCGAACAACAAGATGACCATCACGGCCGACAGGGCGACGATCTTCGAGGCCCCGGCCTACGATGACGATCAGGGGCTCTGGATCAATCGGGTGTCCGGTCTCCTCACCCCCGAAGGCACGAATCGGGTCAAGTTTACCTTCGCTCCCTGAGTTCTGGATGTTCGACGCCCACAAACTGCTGGCCGCGTTCGAGAAGCCGACCTACGTCACACGCGCGGGCAAGACCGTGGTTGGGGTCCCACTGTCGCACGTGCAGTACGAGAAGGTCATCGCAGATCTCCGAGCGGCCGGCGACGATCGCGCCACGGCCGAGGCGCTCGTGGGCGCGGCGCTGACGGACATGGGGCTGCCGGCCGAGGAGATCCTCGGGCTGCCGGACCCGCTCTACTGGGCGGCGATCGCCGATTTTTTTCGGTGTTGCCGGGGCGAGTCCAACGGGGCGCCGCCGGCGCCGTCTTCACCAGGACCCGCGGTGACGGCGCCCGCAACGCTCTGAACTTCGGCGCGGGGCCACCCCCCATGCCGGCCGGTGCTGGTTCTTCGAGTCTCACGGCGGTGGCGCAGTTCTGCCACTGGTATCCTGGGGTGCCCTACCTCTCACCCCTCTGGCCCACACGGGACGGCGTGATCCCCTTTCGCCTGTTCTGGCTCTTGTACGAGGCGCTTGACGAGGTGGCAGAATGAGCGGACCCATCCCTCCGATCAAGGTCGACATCG